TAGCATTCGTATTTGCCGTAGGAATAACTACCGGTGTTACTGGTACTGGCGTTATAGGCGTTACTACTGGTGCTATAGGCGTTACTACTGGTGCTATAGGCGTTATAGGCGTTACTGCATTCGTATTTGCCGTAGGAATAACTACTGGCGTTATAGGCGTTACTGGTATTTGCGTTATAGGCGTTACTGGTACTTGCGTTACTGGCGTTACTGGTACTTGCGTTATAGGCGTTACTGGTACTTGCGTTATAGGCGTTATATTGACATTGGTCTCCTTTGCCTTCAATTCCGCTAAAGCATTCGTCACCGTATGTGTTACTGGCGATGGCGTATTGAGGCCAGTTGTTAGTTTATTCGTAGTTATTTTTGAAGACGGTGGACATATTTCAATCTCTTTGGGTATTTGTTCGCCTTTTGAATTAGTAGTATATATTGCATCCGCTTTTAATTGAGTAAATGGATGTCGTAACCCACTAACAAACCCATTTTCGCCCGCATTTGGCAATGTATTGCTGTAAAAACCCAAAAAGTAAAGCACAACAATGGCTACAACAATCGAAATAATGGAGGAAGAACCTAGATTAGTTATGCCATTACTTATCAAAGATAATGTGGCTAAAATCATAAACATAAATTTTTTATATACAAATGTGTCAATGATAAAATTTAGTATATTTTGTTTATCCGCGCTCCCTTCATAATGGTATGTCGCACACAATGGGCTAATAATTCCGCTCACTGTGCTGATAATCGGCAATAAAATGAATGATAATAGGATAGGTATTAACCAAAAAAATAAAAATAAGGTTTTCCAATTAAAAAAAGATATATCCGAAGCGGCTTGCCATTCGTTCGCATTTTTACTATCCGCGTTTCGTAAAAGTTGCGGTATGGCCGTTATGTGAAATATTATACTTAAACAAATATTGAAAAAATACAACACTGTCCATAAAAATACCGAAAATGCACTATAAACTAACATAATAACGGACTCTGGCAAGTAGCTAAAATAAAAAAACGCGGTATTAATTATCCAGTTATTATACGCTGACATATTGTTATAAACAGTTGACCAATAGAGCGGCCCATTCGCAAACATACTTGCATTCGGTTGGCCATAATTCTTCAATTTACACACCAAACTGCTTTTATAGCTTTGCAAGAAGCCCTTGCTATCAAACACTGCCTTTTGTGTCAATGTATCTTTTGGCTCGGACCAAAAAAATTGCCGCATAATATTGATATCAATAGGCACCTCTTCCACGACCCTATCTATGTTAGTAAATGGCGCCATTTCAGAATTGTCGGGTAAAAAATTGGCTTGTGCGACCTTGCTTGTATATAGCCCCGTTGCTCCAAGCACAAAAATACCCAAAGCGATTGTAAACACGAGGCTATGAATATAATTGAACACAAACCCTTTTATATTTACAGTATTATCACCCCCTTCATTTTTTTTTTCATCAATTGATTCGGTTGAGGACATTAATTATAATATGAGTATATTAAATTTTACAAATAAATACACATTTTTATCCTACATATGTATAAAATAATATATTTTACTATATTATGAAATATAAAACCACTATTATTTATATAATCGTATGTGTTTTACTTTTTTGGCTAATATTAGCTTGGGGTAAAACTATTATAAAAAACTCGTGTAGCATAAAAGAATACTTTGAAGGGCTAACCGATTTTGAAAAATTTTCATATAAAACAAACCCCTATCCCCGCGACGCTGTTATTAACTACAACGACCTCAATTCACCCGCATACAGTCATACGGTTGATATGCCTCTCAATACTACTTATGGATGTAAGAATTTCTGCGGCCCGCAAGCCCAATGTGCCATCACTCGCACTCAATGCACCGCCGATATTGACTGCTACGGTTGCAATCCGGGGCCGACTCGCACCTTTCCAAAAGAAGCGGATGCCGCCGAACCCTATGACGATGCCGGCAAACTCGGAATCAACCAAGGCCTACAATACAGTTATTTAACAACCGGCTACGACGACCATGGAATGGATTTCGCCCCGGCATATCCGAACTCCATAAATGCCCAAATAAAGCAGCCTTATTTGGGACTAGACAAATGGACCGACTCTTTTAATAAGGGTCTCGACTATTATAATAAAACACGCGAATCATACGAGTAATTTGGCGAAGGACGCGCCCCCGACTTTTTCTATGATGAGCCAACCGGACTGGCCACCACCCCCGCACCCAAATATCCGACCACGATTAGCGCTACGGGCCAATTTTATGAGACTTTGCCGCCCGCATCCAATGCTTATTTGTCCTAAGTGTCTTTAACCGTCGCTACATACTACGTTATACTATGTTATACCATGTTTTAAGTTGCATACATCAGCCCCACATTTCCGCCAATAAAGTTGACCACGTTGATACGCTCTTCAAACAAGTGCAAGTCAAAATTGTAGTCATAAATACGCCACGTGGGCTTATTTATGCCGATGATATTGCCCGATTCGGGATCGCAAATAGTCAAACTTTGCGCCAGCGGGTCTAATGGCGGTATAATGGTGGTGAATTCAAACTGTATTTGGTTATATCGGCTCATATTCATGGCTCCCGACGGCTGTAAATCGGCATTGTTTGCGTGAATACAGAAATTATAGCAATACAACCCGTCCGGCGCATTGCCCGTAGTGCGAATATATTTTTCAATATAATTGAATACGCCGGCTGGCTGCACATTTTCGCGATAAAACCCGTCCAATAAAATGCCCAATGCGACCAATATTTGCCTCTCATTTTGCAAGTTAAATGTAGGGTTAATGAGAATACCAGTTAGCGTACCATTCGGATTCACGCCCGGTCCTATATTCACCGGCACTAACGCACCGTTTTGGCTTCGATATACCGTAAAATTGCCATTTGTCGGCGCTTGAACCACATTCGCGGGCAAATAATCATATGGCCAGTTCGTGTAATTGGACCACTGATTTCTCAAATTGACGTCGCTGCGCTGGAAATAAAACATCCAACTGGACACCATGCCAAGCGAATCAAGATTGATCCGATTTGGCCCAGTCACATTCGGAAACCGTTGCTCGTGCACTTGTTTAATCAAGTATTTCTGCTCTTGAAGCGCAAAAATGCGTTCCTCCTCATTAGATAAAAAGCCATAAGTACAATTCAAATGAATATCCGCATTCCATAGCGTGCGTTGGTCGGAATACGCATCTATTCCGAGCTCAATATTTGGCGGCGGCTGTAAAAACCGAAAAAATTGCATATACCATGAATTAAAATTCGGCGCTATATACGGGTAATTGTTAGTTGCGTCAAACACGTCGCGTATCACAAATAGCTCGTTTATTGGCCGAAATGTTATATTAATATGGAGCTCATTGTATTGTAATGACGTCAATGGGAATGCCATTTGCGATTTCAAACCGAACCAGCAATTGAGCGGTATGTACAATATGCGCCCGCGAATGGACGGCTCACATCCGGCGAGGTCCTCGCTATAATAAGCATTTGGATATGAATTGACGCGAGAATTCGCATTGGCGGGGTCATTCAGTTCGGGCACATTTCCCGTCATTTTATCAAATAGCAATTTCTTGGCATTGACAAAATCGCGCTGAACGGCTGCTAACAAATAGTCACCCGAGAACTCTTGCAATGTATAATTACCGCAAGTCACTTGTATTCGGCTAATCATCTTCGCGCCTAAATTTTCAATCCATTTGAATTCATAAGGAGCCCATTGCTCTATATTTCCCAACCCTTGCGAAGTAGTCGCCTCGTTTATTTGCTGCGGAGGCAATATGGGGCTCCAAATACTAGGCAGTGCGACCGATAAGTAGCAGTCCATTAGCAAATCGGCATAACGCTGTATTTTAAAAGTGAAATACGATTCTTCGGATAATCTAAGCGTTTTGGACCCCTCGTAATCAATACGAAATTTCTGAAGACCAAAATTGGTGTATTGATGATAGGTAGATTTGAAAAAACTTTTAGAAGGATTACCATTAAGAACAATATTTTGCTGGCCTTGGCTAACCAATTGCATTAATCCACCGCCGCTCATTTTATATAATTATGTAAATATATTTTTAATTATTTATTTATATTATATAATATGGAAGAAAAAACAAAACAATTCGTAAATACAATGAAAAATGCGATTACAAATATAAAGTCGCCAACTATGATGAATTTAGTATTAGTAATGGCGTCATTTATGATAATATTAATCGGCATGGGCTTCTATTTTTATTACAATGGGCTAAAAACAAGAGGGCTTAATGAGATGAACGCAATACATGGCACACTAGATGGCAAAATAACATCCGTAGATAACACGCGTTCTCAAGAGTATGCTTTGCGCGATTTTTATATAAAAACAGCGTATAATTGTTGTAGTGTAGGCAGTTATAAAAACGACTATGTTGATATCCAAGTATTAAAAAATCTGTTGAAACAAGGCGTAAGAGGCCTCGACTTTGAAATCTATTCCATTGATAATCAGCCCATTGTAGCCACTTCAACCAGCGACAGCTATTACGTTAAAGAGACCTTCAATTATCTGCCATTTAATGACGCAATGACAGTCATCCGCGATTATGCGTTTTCATCATCTACCGCGCCCAATATACGCGACCCCATTATCATCCATTTGCGAATCAAGAGCAACAATCTAGACATGTACAAAAATCTAGCTCTCCTATTAAAGGGGTATGACTCCATTTTGTTAGGAAAAGAATACGATTCTGAATATCAAGGGCAAAATTTCGGCGCAGTCCCAATATCAAAATTACTAGGCAAGGTTGTCATCATTGTGGAAAAAAACAATACAACCTATTTGGAATGCCCCGAATTCTATAAATTCATAAATATGACCAGCAATTCCGTGTTTATGAAAGCCATTCATTATAATGACATCGCCTCTATGCAAATCGTCGCTGATGAGCTCATTGAATATAACAAGCAAAATATGACCATTTGTATGCCGGACCCCGGCTCCAACCCTCCCAACCCGTATTTTAACGCACTCACCACAACCGGCTGCCAACTCTTGGCGATGAAATACACCACCATTGACGCCAATCTAGACATTAATGACGCCTTTTTTGACGACCACGGATCAGCATTTGTGCTAAAACCCGAAAACCTTCGCTACATACCCGTTACTATACCTCTGCCACCGCAACAAGATCCAAATCTCGCCTACGCAACGCAGACGGTGCAGTCCGATTTTTACAAGTTTGATATTTAGGACCCCTTTCGGACCCCTTTCTTTAAGTTGTTTTACAAATAATATATCACCCCCGCAGCCAATTATGCATCGCATTTGCCAAATTTAACCAATGGTTTTTGATAATATAAATAGTCTTTTAAATTGCATGTTGTTTTTTTTATATTATTATAACATTTTTCACATTTTCTTTTACTACTTTGAATAAGTTTGTCTTCTTTTTCATTTTTATAATTTGTATTTTTTAGTATTTTTGAAACAGAATTGTCAAATAATTTTTTATATTTTTTACAAGTTTTACATTTTTTTTTATAATTTATATATTTGCGGCAACTTGCGTTATAACGCGTAGAATTCATTTCGTGTAAAAATTTCTTTGCTGTATAGTTTTTATTTTTGAAACAAATATTTTCTGGATTAACCATTCTTATAATAGTAAAATAATTTTATAATAGTAAAATAAATTTATAAAATTGAAAATATTTTAGGATGATAATAAAAAGCATTATAATTTAACCAAGTAAAGACTTTAAGTAATACAATCAATAAAAATGTCGCTCATTAGTATTAAAGTGTTCCCCGCCAATTATATTGTACAAGTCATTTCCATAATTATAGGTAATCATAGATACTTTGTTGATCGGGATCGCGTAGTCTACGATCAGCAAACACATAAAGCCATTGGATATTTAGATCCCGATACAGAGCAGATAATAATGTTTGATTCTGATACAAGTAGCAACGCTGATTCCGATACAGAATCCGATACAGAATCCGATACAGAATCCGATACAGAATCCGAATCAAGTGACCACGGGTATCAGTATCACCGAGTTGATAGCCAAAGATAATTAATTAGCCATAATATAGTAGTTATTTTGTCATATAAATTTATATAAATTTCGTATTTTTTTATACGTAATATATATGCCGATAAAAATTGATGTTGTATTTACATACGTAGATGGAAATGATCCCAAATGGGTAGAGAAGAAAAATAAATATTTTACCGATGAATTGAAACCTATTAATTCAATTTTAAGATTTGTAAGTATCAATGAAATTTATTACTCGGTTAAAACGGTATTACACTTTGCTCCTTGGGTTAATAAGATATATATAGTTACAGATGAACAAACGCCACCATTGAAAGAGTTATACGATAGCAATAAAATTGTCATCATTGATCACAAGGATATAATACCATCCGAATATTTGCCCACTTTTTTTAGTGATGTCATTGAATCGTATATTCATAATATTCCAAAATTGAGTGAAATTTTTATATATAATAACGACGATTTTTTCTTTTTTGATAATATATCTATATCTGATATAATACAAAATAAAAAATTAAAAATAATAAACACTCATAATCCTAATCAAGCCGATAATTGTGAATATCACATAAGAATAACAAATACTATTAAACAACTGAACTTTGACTCCTACGTCAATAACCATTGTTCAAAATTTTTGAGAAAGACGACACTTAAATATATAGAAAAAGAATATAAACCTCTTTTAGACGAGCTACGCAAATACAAATTTCGCAATACTACATCCATTCAATATTTATTTCTAGCACTCAACGTTGATCATAAATTGCATAATAACATAATTATACCCAGAGACAATAATAATTTTATTGGACACAGTTTTAGTACCGGTTATAACGAAACTTTGAAACCACATTTTGTATATAAAAAATGCAAATTCACTTGTTTTAACAATATGAACCATACGTTTAAACCCGTATTCAAAAGATTAATGAATAAAGTATTTAAATAATTACCCCCCTTCTTTACACCTTTGGACATTTAAATTGCCGATTTACTTATCATATGCCGCCTTTAGGCGGCATTAATGATACGTAAAAGGCAAATAATTAGTCTCAAAGTAACGTTTGCCTAAGCAACATTCAATGCGCCGACCTTTACGGCCGGCGTTTTGAATGTCCAAAGGCGTAAGCTGTTTTGCCATAAATATTATTTATGACACACGCCTCAAATAAAATATATTTGCTTAATATAAATATGCCGCATTTTAAAGAAGATAAAGTATGCCAAGATTTAACATTTGCCGATTGCGAACTGGCCATTTTGCGGCAAGCCGTTGACAAAGCGGAGGAAATACAAGGCCGCAAAGCGGCGAATTCTGGCGAAGTTAAGCACATCATTGGCATTGTGGAAAACTTTTTAAGAAATAAGAAGCTAGTCTGTTACGGAGGCACGGCTATTAATGCCATTTTGCCTAAACAAGACCAATTCTATAACAAAGACGTTGAAATCCCCGACTACGACTTTTACAGTGCGGACGCACTCAACGATGCGAAGGAATTGGTTGATATCTATTTGCAAAACGACTTTCAAGAAGTGGAGGCAAAATCGGGCCAGCATCACGGCACCTTTAAAGTATTCGTCAATTTTATACCCGTTGCCGATATTACAAGCATCCCCAAAGAACTGTTTAAGGCCATTAAGGGCGAATCCATTAAAGTCGGCGGCATACTATATGCGCCACCCAATTTGCTGCGTATGGGCATGTATTTAGAATTGTCGCGTCCAGCTGGCGACGTGTCGCGGTGGGAGAAGGTTCTCAAACGGTTGACCTTGCTAAACAAACATTACCCATTAAAGGGCAAAGAATGTCAACTGATAGAGTTTCAGCGGCCAATGTCCAATACACGAGACGCCAATATAATATATGAAAATATACAACAGACGCTAATTGACCAAGGGGTTGTGTTTTTCGGCGGCTATGCGCTGTCCATGTATTCGCATTATATGCCCAAGCATTTACAGCACAAACTGGAAAAAATCCCCGATTTTGATGTGATTTCCGAAGACCCTAAACTAACAGCGCAAATCGTAAAAGAACGGTTGATGGATATAGATGTAAAAAATATAAAAATCATTGAACGGCCCAGTATTGGCGAAATTATTGCCTCACATTATGAAATAAGGGTAGGCAAAGATACTGTCGCATTTATTTATCAGCCCATCGCATGCCATAGCTACAATATAACCAAAGAAGGCGGCTATGAAATTAAAATCGCGACCATCGACACCATGCTTAGCTTTTGGCTAGCGTTTTTGTATGCCGATAGACCGTATTACGATAAAGACCGTATTTTATGTATGGCAAACTATTTATTTCAAGTCCAAGAAAAAAATAGATTGGCGCAAAAGGGGCTATTGAAGCGATTCAGCTTGAAATGTATGGGCCACCAAACATCGGTGGAGGAATTGCGTGCTGAAAAATCCGAAAAATACGCGGAATTAAAAGATAAACGCGGAAAACCAGAGTTTGATGAATGGTTTTTGAGATATAGGCCTCAAGACGCCATTAAAAAGAATAATGAAAAAGACAAAACTAACAAAAATACAAAAAAAACGACAACAACTAAAACAAAAACAAA